GCCGCGCTTAGCGTAGCCCTTCTCTAGCAGGTGGGTAAGTCCGGGCTTCTTGCGCTGGTGAACAACGACAGTCAGGCCGTATGGCGTGACAACGGCATCAGCGCCCCAAGACTTAGCGTATACGCCCGTTCTCTTGCGCGATCTCTCGGCAAGCAGCGCAACGGCTCGCTCGCCAGCAGAGCGCATGCGCTCTGCCATGCCGTCCTCAACGTCAAGGCAAAGCGCCTCTGCCGCATCGTTGACGGCTGTAACGAACTCGTCTGAGCCAACGTCAAAGGCATACTTGAGCCGCCGTCTGCCGCGCCTAGCCACGCTCGCCCACTCGCTCGGTGAGCGTGAGCACAACGAACGTCGGGCTTGACGCATCCACACGGTCAACGTTGAGCGTCGCGCCGTCGTACTCAACGGTGCGCTCGCCTCGGTAGTCGCACTTGTAGAGCTGAATAGTCGCAACGGGATGCACGCCAGACGTGGCGGCAGCGTAGAACGACTGAGCGCCCATGCTGAACGGGTTGCAGCGCACGCGCCGCCTGATCTTGTACTCGGTCGCAACGCCGTACTCGTCGCGCGCTGGCACGACCTGCACGAGCATGCAGGTCTTGAGCCACCTACTCATCTGCCATCACCTGCCCGTACTCGCGGGTAAGCTTCATCTGGCAGACCATGCCCTCAAAGCACTCAAGGTAACGCTCTGCATCTGGGTTGTCGTTGCCAACCATACCCTTGACAAAGGCGATGATCGCAACCCTCACCAGCTCGTCGGAATCGTCGTTAGTCTTCTCTTCGAGCACGCCGCCGTTGCGCATCTTTATGCGCGCGGCAGCGATGTTAAGGCTGATCTCATCGTCAAAGTAGGTGTCGGTCACGCCCAGAGCGGCGCGGCAGGCGTCAAGGATGGTGGGGCTGCTTGTCTCGTCAGCCATGGGTCACCCCCTCGCTAGATTCGGGACGGGTCGCGCGTGCGGCCCGTCCCCCACAAGAGGCCTGATGCCTACGCGCCAATGGTGATCTTAGAGAACGCCACAGGCACGGCAAGCGCGCCGCCATAGAGCATGTAGCCATCCCAGCAGCGAAGCTGGGTGCCGCGCTCGATGTACGGGTCAATGCTGATGCCGTCAAAGAGGTTGGAGCGGAACAGGTCGGGATAGCCGATGAGGATAACGTTGTCGGCAAGCGCATCGTCCTGCTTGACGGTCTTGCCGAACACGCGCCCCTGAACGGTCGGATCGTCCGCCTGCTCGCTCTGAATGAAGAAAGAGCGATTGTTGGCGTCCTCAACCATGGCAATAGAGTTCCAGATGGTCGTGCCGTTGGCGTACACGACAGCGCCCTTGGGAGCAGGGTTGTTGAAGGTCTTGAGCTTGCCCATGGCCTCAACGAGCTTGGCCTTGGTGAGCTTGGCGCTGGTGCCCGTGATCGAAATCTTGTTGGCGGCAGCCATGCCAAGGGTGGCATCATCGAGCGTGTCGATGATCATAAGCTCGGCAGCGTGAGCGAGTCGGCCCGCCGTCTCGTTGATGATGTAAGACTCGAAAGCTGCGATGCTCTGCACCTGCATCTTGCGGCTCATCTTGACGGTCTTCTTGATCTCATCGCCGTTGATGGTCACAACGTCAAAGCCGTTCTGCTCGTCGTTGGCGGGAGCCGCACCCTCATTGGTCTTGGCAGCATCGCCAGCGGTGATGCCCGTGTGGCGCGGAATCTCGTAGACGTGAGCAAAGTTGTCGCGGTGCACGTCACCAAAGAGCGTGGCGCTAGAGTCGATGAGAGAGATGATCTGGTTCTGGGTCTCGGTGGGAACCACAGAGCCAGTGTTGGAGGTCAGGTGCGTGAACGCCGCGCGCTCCTGCTGGTTCATCTCCATGTTGGGAATGACAAGGCCAGAGCGTGCCGCCAAGTCCTTGAAGTAGGCAGAGCGCTCGTAGCGGCCATAGTCGGTCACGTCCTCGATCTGGCCGTTGAACTGCATACCGCCAGCGGTGCGGGAGTTCAGGGGCACAGCGTCAACACGGTTGGCGTTGCCGCTCTCGATGGCAGAGCGTGCCGCCTCGATGCGCGCCGTGCGCTGCTCGGCCTGCTGGTTGCGCTGCTCAAGCTCAGCGGTGAGCGCATCCATGCGCTCGGCATTGGCCTGCGCCTCGTCGGGGGTCATGGCCTGCTCGTCGGCAGCCATGCGCTGCTCAAGCTCGGCAACGATCTGGGCAACGGTCATGTTAGTGATCTCGTCCATGCTTAGTCCTTCTTTCTGTTGCTTGTTGCAATTGCTACTGCCGCCAGCGCACGAGCCTTTGCGCGTTGGCGTGAGCGCTCAAACTCCTTGCGCGCTCGCTCGATCTCTCCGTCGAGCAGGTTTCTAGCCGAAATGTCCGTGTTCGGGTCTGCTGGCAGGCTCACGGCTGAAACGTCATAGATGCGGCCAACCTTCTTGATGATGTAGGTGTGCTCGCTTCTGTCGTACTCTTGCTCTTTGATGGTGAAAGCCCAGCTCATCTTTGTGATGAGTCCTGCGTCGATATCCTCATAAAGTGAGCGTGTAGTCTCGGTGCTCTTGAGGTCGGCAGCGGTGAAGAGTCCGTGCTTGTCAGGCTCCACGATGAGCGTGCGGTTGCTCATGCGCGCGAACACGCGCCCCCTGTGGTCAAACTGCATGATTACATCGTCCATGACGGTATCGGTAAAGGCATCTTCGCGCACGATCTCCTTGTACTCGGTACCGTCCCAAGGGTCTACCCACAGGATATAGGGATCGTTGAAGGTCGATGCATAGCCCTCGGTGTAAAAGTCGGAATCAAAGCGCTTCTCGTACCCGGCGCGCTTCACCACCGACAGCGGTTGTGCCATGTTGCGGTACTGCCGCTCATTCGGTTTCGCTGGCATTGTCTGCCCCCTCTCCATTGTTGTTGCCGCCCATGTTGTCGATTGCTGAGTTGACAAGCGCCGCTGATGCCGCATCGTCTGCCGTGTGCTCGCTGATGAGCGCAAGGTCGATGTACTCGCCACGGATAACGTGCTTGTCCCCGCCCTCGTAGTGCGCCGTCTGGAATACGTCGGCCACGTCGTTGCCGCACCAGATGCCACGGTCAAAGAGCGCCGTTGCAACGTTGAGCTTTGTTGTGTTGCTGGCGAACTCTAGGCGGTTTGCGCTAAAGGTGATCTCGTTGTGGCACGAAATCTCATAGTCGGTGTAGGTCATGGCGGTGAGCACAGAGCCAAGCTGCACAGCAAACGTCTCGATGCGGCCCTCATAGAAGCTGTTGAAAACGTCCTCGTTCGCGCGGTTGAGGATAATGTCCTCGTTGATGCCGTAGTACCGATAGACGCTCTTCTCGATGCGCTCCATCTGCGCGGTGTCAACGGTGTAGGTGCTTGGCGTCACCTGCTTGACGTCCTCAAAGCCTCGGTCGTACACGGCAATGCCGCCGTTGTTCTCGGCAGATAGGTTCTGCTCGTTGAACTCCTTCTGGCGCTCCTTCATGGCCTTTGGGTTAAGGTTCTGAGAGAACTTGCCGATGAAGCGGATTGCAGCGTTCTGCTTGATGGCGTTCTGCTCTGCCTCGTTCTCAGCGTGCATCAGCTCAAGCGTGGGCTTGAGAGCGTCCCCGCCATCGCCGAAAAGGTCTGAGCGGTACTGGTGGCGCGTCACAACGCCCACGTCTGCCCACTCAACATAGGTGGTCTTGCCATCAGGGAACTTGAGCTGTAGCCAAAGCTCGCCGTCAACGTCGTAGGCCGTGCACATCTGAGGCAGAACGGGATAGTAGCCGTTGTGCGTGCCGTACCTGTCGCGCATCTTGACGATTAGGCACGTGTCGTTGACGTTTACCATCGTCCAAATGCGCCTGATGAACTGTGGCGTTGTCTGCCACGGGTTAGGCATCGTGCACAGCGCGCGCGTGGCCTGTGGCTTGGCTACGCCCTCGATCTCTGGCTTTAGCTTGCTGGCGTGGTCAGCGCCAGCCTCGATGGCAGACCTCGTTAGCTCTGCCTCGTAAAGCCCGCCCTGCCATGTGGTGAACACAGGCATGTAGGCCGTGAAGGTCTGAAAGTAGCCATCTACTGCCTTGATTTGCGGCCTGTGAAAGACCGAATCGAAGAGGGAACGAATCGATAGTGCCATTGGCTATCCTCCTATCAAGGCACGGTAGTTATCCATCTGGTCTTGCAGCGTCACGAATGCGTCAATCTCTGCCGCCCATGCGTCGATGCGGTTGCGTGGGTCTTCATTCTTCTTGTCGGGCTGAATGTTGCCGTTAACGTCGGTGCGAACCATGACGTTTGAACGGCACCACTCGGCAACAGGGTTGGCGTTGTCTACGATGCGGCTCTCTCGGTAGAGCGCCCTTATCTCCTTCATGGGCATGCTCAGGGTCTTTGCGCCCTGAATCACCTTGATAAAGTTGTCCTTGCCGAAATAGCCAACGTAGGCGTCAACAGTTGGCGTGTCCCTCATGTGCCATGGGTCGTAACCGCACGCCACGGCATAGATGCCGTACTCTTCCTGTAGCTCTTGCAGCCAGTCGAGCACCACGGTCTTAGCGATGATCGGGTGATCGTCCGTGCGCATGAGTCCGCGCGCGATCCATGCGTCATAGGGCACGCCATCCTTGCCGCCGCGCCGTCCCTCTGCCTCTGCCTGCAAGAGTGACTTTTCGGGTATCCACGTCATGTGCAATGCGTAGATGTTCGGGTCGTTCGGTCGCATGCCCAAGAGGCACGCCGCCGTCAGGTCGGTGGTGTCGGATGCGTCAACGCCGCAAATCCAATACTCGATGCCCAGCTCTCTGATATCGAACGTTGCCGGGTTGTGCACTTCCTGCCACGAGAGCCACGCCGTTGACTGGTTCTCGATGAGGTTGAAGTCCTTAACCAACAGCGTTGGCAGAAAGCTTGGATCGTCCTTGGCCTTGCTCACGTTGGCGCGCAAGGCCTCGATGCTCTTGATGGTGTAGAGGCCCGGATTGGCCTTGAGCCAGACGCGCTCACCCTCTGGCCCCTCGCCTCGCCATTCCTCGCGCTCGTCTAGCTCGAAGATGAACGCGATGAATCGGTCTGACTTCTCGCCTGAGGTCTGGCCGTCTAGCCATTTGGTCGCGTACTCATACTGGCTGTCGAAGATGCCGCCACGCACAAAGCCGTTGGTCGTGATCTGTAGCACCAGCGGCTGCCGTCTGGCTGACGTGCCCTGAATGGTCAGGTCGTAGAGGTCGCGGTTCTTCATGGCTGCCAGCTCATCGATGATGGCCCCTGAGATATCAAGGCCGTCAAGGTGGTTGGTGTTGGCTGAGAGCGCCCGTATGCTGCCCATGTTCAGGTCACAGTACAGGTCGTTTACGCGCTTGCGCACATGCTTTGCCAAGGACGGTGAGGTCTTCACCATGCGCAATGCGTTGTTGAAGCCCTTAGCCGCCTGGTCTCGCGCCGTTGCCACGTTGTAGACCTCAGGCGCGCCCTCGCCGTCGTTCACGAGTAGGTCAATCTCGATGCCAGAGGCAAGCGCCGTCTTGCCGTTCTTGCGGCCCATGATCCACAGCACTTCACGGTACTGCCGCGCGCCGTCCTCGTCCACGAAACCATAGATCACGGCAAGTATCGCGCGTTGGAACAGCTCTAGGCGAAATGGCGCGCCCAGCTTGCCGCTCGGCAGGCGGCAGAACCGCTCAATGAAGTTGATGTGCTTTGAGGCCGTGGCCTCGTCGTAGTGAAAGCGCCCGTCAGCGCTGCCGTGCTCCAACTCGTCAAGCACGATGCGCGACACCTTGCGCATCTTCTCGCAGGCGATGATATCGCCCTCAAGGATGCCACCAAAGTAGGCCTTAATGGCAAGCCTGCCGCTGAGTGGTGGCACGTAGGGAACCGCTGACTTACTCAATCTGCGTCTCATTGAAGTAGTCTTGCAGCTCGTCGGTGTCCCCGCCCCATGTCTCCATGAGGTCTAAGAGCTGCTTGATGCCGCGCTGAAACGTCGTAAAGAGCTTGTTGTATGCGGTGAAGCCCGGATGCTCGCGTATGCCCGTCTGCCCGCCGCCATTGTCGTAGTCAACAAAGAGCGTCTCATACATCAGGTCGCGGCGCGCCTCGTCTAGCTTCACCTTCTGCCAAGCGATGTTGTGCATGAGTGGCATTGCAACCTTGCGTGTGGCCTCTGGCATGGCGTCGCGGGTGATCTCCTGCAATCGCTTTAGCTCGCTCTGGGCCTTGCTCTGGGTATTCGCCGATGGAGTAGTGGGCTTCTTTGGCGAAACCTTACGATTATTCGCCTTTCTGTCTGATTGCATAAGACCACCCACCTTCCAAAACCTACCGTTTGCACTTTTTAAACTTC